AATACCCTCTTAGCTGCAATTTCTTGCATTCTTGCTATTTCGGCTCCAGTTAAGTTAGGGTATTGTTCATAAAGACTTGATCCTGCTGAATTTGGTCTAATTATATCAGGTTTCGAACCAAAGAACTTTTTGCACAATCTATACAATCCAAAAATTGCAGTAACGGAAAATATTGCAGTTATAACTGAAAATCCTACAGTAGATTTACAAAACTCTATTGCTTTCCAAAATTTACCGGTCCAAGTACCAGCTCCTGAAACGTAATTTATTGCATCCTTATACAAGGATAAGTATTGCTTATTGTCCTCAAAGAATTCTTTAGCTGCTTCCAACTCCAAGAAACTCATATCCTGTTTTAACTGGGTGTATATCACTGGGTTACAATAATATTGAGCAAATTCTGATGGTGGGAAATATGTATCAGCAACATACATCTTCCCTGCAACACTTCTAACTATTGATCCTGCAGATTCGGATGTATAAATATGCCCATCCAAGTATGACAAAATTACATCTCCCATACGGAATTGCACTGTCACAGTTGGAGCAACTATTCTCAGACGCTGACAATAACACTTGGCTAATGCCAAGAGATCCACATGATCTGGTATTTCTGGCATCAACCATTCACTCATTCTTAAGTTACTGACCTTTGCCGCTATTCCATTTGAAATTATTATGTTTCCAGCGGAAACCCCATTTCTAAGTTGCAAAAGACCAATCTGTGTCTGCATATATGGTAAACAAGCTTGGAAATCATTTATTTTGATAACAACGTCGAAATCGTCAATAGGTGGATTAGAATTTATTATTTTAAGTTGGTTATTTGTCCTAACAAAATTGGTGTACACCTGACAGCAATGAGGTGACAAATCACTACTCTCAGATGGGGGCTCCGTACTAGGTATACCTATGGAATCAAATTCAACATATTGCTGACTAGCGCGGGGAATGTATGACAGGGCATCATAGCGAAATGGTAAACCAATTCTTCTACACAACCCTGGCATTCCATCCACAATATTAGCCCAATAAGTGCCCGGTTTTAAGTGCTTTTTGAGCGGGCGACTGTCATTAAACCACCAATCCTGTAGGGTGTTCATTGCAACCTCCAAGATGGGTCTCCTTGGATACATAGTTTCAAAAGGAAAATTTGAAGTTATTATTACAACTGATTCTGGTGTTATATTATCAACAAAATTGAGATAGGATTGTGCCTTTTCTCTATTGTCAAAAGGGTAATCATTAAATATGAAAACAGACGGTATTGTTGGATTTGGGAACTCCTTTGAAGGGTCCCATTTTTGTACCTTCAAGTTGTAAACACTACGCAATCGCATAGCTATCTGTAGTGCTCTCTCTGACTTGCCCACTCCTATTGGGCCAGCAAAGTGGAATACTAAGGGTTCTGACGCATTTGCCATGGGCATTTTATTCCCAGAGGTCTTATGAAATGACTTAAAAAGCTTATTTCCTTTAAACTCCAATTCCTTCCTTGGGGTGTCTGAAATAATATTATTCAATTGAACTATTCTTTGGTTTATTGTAGCAGTTAATTCTGCATTATCTGTGAGTTTTTCGAGTAGTTTTTCTAGATGTGCTTTCTCATGCATTGCCAAGATAGGCAATACATGATTTTCTAACTCTTTAGGTGTCAGATAAGCCCCTTCAACATTCCAACAATCAGACAAACTAGTCATTGCTTTCTTCACAACTGGCTTCACAATCTGACACTCTAAATGTGAATAGTCTGGTTTCCTATGACTTTGAGTAGAATTTCTATCAGCTTCATAATCCTTGTCTCGTACCTGAACACGAATGAAGCGAGACATCATTGCAATATTGGTTGGTTCTGTTATAGCTTTTGTGAAATCATATTTGTCGACATTCGAAGTGAATATTACCACTTTCAATTTGCATGGTTGGTACTTTAATTCTTCTGAAGCAGATTCAAATCCAAAAGGATCACTGCTAAGGATTTTATTAATATCTTCCAAGTAATCCATTGCTTCAGCTCTTTGGGCTCCAAACTCATTAAAAATTCCCAGACTCTGGAAAGCATATGGTTTGTTGAATCGGTGTGATGAACCTCTCGACAAATCATAAATTGACTCACCATAGCCCATTGCCTTTCCCCATTGCTTCAGCAAATGCTTAGCCATATGAGACTTTCCAACTCCACCATCACCCTCCAATATAATACCTATACAATTCTGACGATCTGAATCTGATAGAATGGAAGTTACTTGCTTATAGACTGATAAAAGCTGGCAATAATCCTTATCAAGTTTAACCAAAAAATTTGATAATGCCTTCTGCACCTCTGAGTTTAAGGCTTTTTTCTGAATATCTTTGATTGATTTCAGAACATTCAAGAGCTGTGAAAATTTTGAAGGATCCAAAATAAAGTCTTCCAGAGGATACAATTTCAAAGAATGGGTGGTCTCCAGAATGGCTTCAACGTCTGAAACCATACTAGCTTTGCCGGTGACATCACAAAGACCCATAGCTGAGAGTGTTTCTATTATTGTCTCTTTTAGGTC